GTGATCGGGCTGATGGAATTTGCCAAGAAATTGGGGCTTGCGGGCAAATCGCTGATCGTCGCGGCGTTCGTCGTTCTGACCCTGTTCGGCGCGGTTGCCGGCGCGATTGCCGAGGGACTGGTGCCAGAGGTGGCGCTGCCCTGGATTCGGGTCGTGACATATGCGCTGTACGTGGCAGTAACCGGCGCGGCGGCGATGGGACTGTACGACGTGGCCAAGAAGTTTCGGCCTACCGGGTAGTCCGGAGTGAGCGAGTCGGTGCTGGGCCTGGTCAAAGAGGCCGGCTGGCTGGTCGCGATCGCGGTGCTGCTCCTGTCCAATATAGGGCGGATCGCCGATTGGACGGAGCGCCTGCTGTCCAGGATCTGGCCGGATTTGGCAAAATCGTGGATGGCGCACCTGGAGCACGATTCACGCCGGGACGATGCCAGGCGGTCAATGGATGGCCGGGCATTCGCGGAGCTGATCGAGCTGTACCAGCGCGAGCTGGCGGACGAAAAGCTGGAGCGAAAACAGGCGCAGAGCCAGATGCTTGGCCTGATGGAGCGCCACCGGGCGCAGATGACGGAGCTGGTGCGGCAATACGAGAAATTCAACTCGAACTCGATCGAGGTGCTGCACGAGCTGAGCCAGATGACCCGGGAGAATCGCGATCTGTTGGATGCGATCCAGGGAAAATTGTCGGGCAGGCCTTCGTGTAGTGATGGGGATACACTCCCCACAGATGCAGACGCCGCGCAAGGCGCGGCAGACACACACAGAGTGGAATAATGGCCGGACTGAGGGGAAACTCAGCCAGTTGGTGGGCGGATGAATACTCTGGGCATGATCCTGGTGGGGGTGGCCGCGACATATGGCCGTAGCGTATGAGGGCGTGAGCCTGGTCACGTCCGACAGCCACAATAGCTCAGTCTCCGTCACGGTGCCCGCCGGGGCGACGTTCGCGCTGGTCTGCTTCGGCGGCTACTTATGGGTCGCGACGGGAAATAGCTGCTCGCTGGCCGGGCAGGCCGGAACACAGGTACAATTTGTCGGCGGCGGAGCCGGGTACGACACATGCTCTACAGTTTTTCGTGTCGGTGGCTTCGCGACCGGCAGCCAGACCCTGACCTGGGTGCTAAACGGTACCCGGCAGTACGGCCTCCACATCGCCATACTCTATTTTTCGGGCGTGGACGGCGCCAGCCCCATCCGCTCCAGTGACACGTCCCTGGCCCAGAGTATTAGCCTGGCCCTGGACAGCGTCGCCGGGGATATGGGTATGCTGTTCATTGCCGACGACACCGACTGCGACTCCAGCGGCGCAGGGCAGACGGTGCGCGTCAACACTACCGCCTACAACTCCATATACATAGATGCCTGCACCGAGCCCAGCACGACCACTACGACCACGCTGACGGGCACAGGCGGTACATATGTCTCCGCCATCGGGGTGATCCTGGCGGCAGCGGCAGGCGGACCGACGGACTATCCCGTAGCGCTGAGCCTGGCGCGGGCAGCGGGGATCGCAGGGGGCGCTGCAGCAGCAGCGGCAGCGGCGGCCTCCCTGGCACGAACGGGGGGGATAGGCGATGGAGGCAGCGCAGCGGGCGGAGCCGCCTGGAGCCTGGCGATCCTGCGTGCATTGGCCGATGCGGCGCTGGCGGGGGGCCTGGCCAGCCTGGCGCTGGCGGATAGCAGGGGAATCTCGGAGAGCGCAGCGGCGGTGGCGGATGCAGGGGCCAGCCTGGCGCGGGCGGCGGGGATTGGGCAGGGGGCGGGCGCGGCAGCGGATGCAGACACGACGATGGCGCGCCTGGGTGGCCTCGGTGATGGGGCGACGGCGGGCGCCTCGGGCACGCTGAGCCTGGCGATCGTACGGGCGGCGGTACAGGCCGCCAGCGCGGGCCGGCCGGCGGGGCTGATGCTGGCCAGCAGCCGGGGGATTTCGGAGAGCGCGACGGCCACAGCAGCGGCGGCGCTGGTGCTCGATATCTGGGCAGGCATCGGGGCCACGACGGGGATCACAGCCAGCCTGACGCTGGCCTGTACGCGAGCCAGCACGATGGCAGCCAGTGCAGCAGCGGCGGCCAACGCGGCGCTGGCGGAGATACTGGCCCTCGGGATGCAGGGCACAGCGGCAGCGCTGGGGGACGTGGACCTGGCGCGGACGCTGGAGGTGGCAGCGGCGGCAATTGGGACGGCCAGCGCGGCGCTGGCAGTGGCGAGATCGCTCGGCCTTTCGTGGAACGCAGCGGAGGCGGCAGTGGTCGCGATCGCGCTGACGCTGCGGGCGCGAGGGACGACACTGACATTGGAAGAGCGCGACCTGGCGCTGACGCTGATCGCGCGATCGTTGAGTCTGACGGTGGAGGATAGATGATGGAAATGAGAGACGTGCAAAAAACGCTGCACACACGCTGGCGTGTCGAGGCGCGAGACGCGCAGGGTCGGTTGAAGTGGATCGACGAATTCGACAACCTGGTGGTCAACGTCGGACTGGACGACAGCCTGACCCAACACCTGAAGGGCTCTGCCTATACAGCAGCCTGGTACATCGGGTTGACGGACGGGACGCCGACCGTGGCCGCGGCCGACACGATGGCGTCGCACGCCGGGTGGGTCGAGGTGACCGCCTACGACGAGGCGGTACGGCAGACGGCAACATTCGGGACCGTGAGCGGACAGTCCGTGAACAATAGTGCCTCGCCTGCTGTGTTCACGATCAGCACAAACGGCACCGTGATTGGCGGCGCGTTCCTGGTCACGAACTCGACCAAGGGCGGAACAACGGGGACGTTGTATGGCGCGGGCGCATTTTCGGCGGGCGATAAGACGCTCGACGACAACGACACGTTGACCGTGACCGTGACCTGTACAGCGGCGGCATCTTAGAGGGCAGACACCTGCCTGCGCCGGTGCCCTTAAGGGTACAGGCAGGCAGGTCTGCCCCTACGGAGGCGCGATGAATCGCGACGATCGGGTAGTAGCGGAGGGGCTGCAGTACCAGGGAGTAGATGAACAAATTGCCTATTCGCTGACGACGACGACCTGGGGGAGCACCCCGAGTACCATAACGGTGGAGGCTTACGACGAGAGCGCCGATTATGCGGATGTGAGCAGCACGGTGTTGAGCGGGACGGCCAGCGTGGACGGCGACGTGATCACGCTGCCGACGCTCAAATCGTTGACCGATGGGCACAAATATCGCGTCGAGATCAAATTCACGGTGGGGGGAAATGTGTTGGAGGCGGTCGTGCCGGTACAGGCGCAGAGATGAAGCCACAATTGCGATTGCCCTTTGACCTGTACGATGCGATGGCTCTCATCGGGCTGGGAATGGTATGCTGGGGGCTGTACCAGGTGTGGCCGCCGGCGGCATGGATGGCGGGTGGAATCGTGCTGCTGGCGCTGGGCGCGGCGGGTGCAGCACGGAAAGGAAAAGGCGGGTGAACGGGATCCTGGCCCGGGTGCTAGGACAACGCAGCGACTCGTTTCACGTATCGCAGTCGCCGCCAGGCTGGGTCGAGCGCTGGGCCGGGCTCGAGACGGCGAGCGGGGTGCCAGTGGACGAAACGCGGGCGTTGAATCTGACGGCGGTATTCGCGTGCGTGCGCATTCTGGCGGAAACGCTATCGAGCCTGCCGCTGATCCTGTACCAGCGCCAGGCAGACGGTGGGCGGACACGGGCGACGGCGCACAGGCTGTACTCGCTGCTGCACGATGCGCCGAACCCGGAGATGAGTAGCCTGGAACTCCGTGAGACGCTGACGGGTCACGTGGCGCTGTGGGGAAACGGATATGCGGAAATTGAGTACAACCGGGGCGGGCAGGTGACCTCCCTGTGGCCGCTCCGGCCCGACAAAATGGGCATGAAACGGGAGGGAGGCGAGCTGATCTACACGTACCAGCTCCCCAAGCCGGATGAGATGGGGCGGACGAGCCGGAAATTCGCGCCGTGGCAGATATTTCACCTGCGCGGGTGGGGATTCAACGGGCTGATCGGATATTCGCCGATCTCGCTGGCCAGGCAGGCGATCGGACTCGGACTGGCGACGGAGGAATTCGGGGCGCGATTTTTCGGGAACGGGGCCCGGCCGGGCGGCGTGCTCGAGCATCCCGGGCACCTGGACGACGAGGCCTATAATCGTCTCAAGGAGAGCTGGGATCAGGCGCACCAGGGGTTGAGTAACGCGCAGCGGATCGCGATCCTCGAGGAGGGATTGAGCTATAAATCGGTCGGGATCCCGCCAGAGGAGGCGCAATTCCTGGAGACGCGCAAATTTCAGGTCAGCGAGATCGCGCGCATTTTCCGGATCCCGCCGCACATGCTGGCGGATCTGGATCGCGCGACGTTCAGCAACATCGAACACCAGAGCATCGAATTCGTGGTCTACACGATGGGGCCGTGGTTTGCGCGCTGGGAGCAGGCCATCGGGCGCAGCCTGTTGAGCACGGCAGAGCGTGCGCAATATTTTGCCGAGTTCCTGGCCACGGCGCTGCTGCGCGGCGACACGGTGAGTCGCTACCAGGCCTACGCGCAGGGCCGGCAGAATGGCTGGCTGAGCGCGAATGACATCCGCCGGGCGGAGAATATGGACCCGGTGGAGGGCGGGGATATGTACCTGGTGCCATTGAATATGGTGCCGGCGAATAGCCTGGCTGGATTGGGACGATCAGCGGAGGATGGTCCGAATGCCAGGCTGGCGCCTGGCGGTCCGAATACCAGGCTGGCGCCTGGCGGTCCGAATACCAGGCTGGCGCCTGGCGATCTGAATGCCAGGCTGGCGCCTGGCGATCTGAATACCAGATTGGCGCCTGGCGATCTGAATGCCAGGCTGGCACCTGGCGGTCCAGGGGCGGCTGCGAGGGAGACAGAGGAGCGATCGGCGCGCAGTGTGCAGGCGCGGCACAGATTGATTGAAGCATACCGGCCGATATACCAGGATGTGGCAGCACGGGTGCTGAGACGTGAGGCAAACGACGTCGGGGCGGCGGCGCGCAAATTCCTATCCCGCCGCGATTACGGGCAGTTCGCGGTATGGATGGACGGATTTTATGGCGAGGAGGGACACCAGGCATTCGTACAGCGCCAGTTCGCGCCGCTATCCTCCAGCTACGGCGACCTGGTGGCGCGCGAGGCACAGGATGAGATCGCCGAGGAGGAGACGGGCCTGACCCCAGAGCTGGAGCGCTGGATCGCGGCCTACCTGGCGCAGTTCGCCGGGCGGCACTGCGCGATCAGCGAGGGGCGGATCAGGGAGGTGGCGGAGGCGGCGATGCGCGATGGGCAGGACCCAATGGAGGCGGTGACCGCCGAACTGGAGACCTGGCCGGAGGCGCGGGCGGCAGAGACGGCGCGATGGGAGAGCGTGCGATTCGGAAATGGCCTGGCGGTGGCCACATTCGCGCTGCTGGGACGCATGACGCGGCGATGGGTGACGATCAGCGAGTCGTGTCCCTACTGCCGGTCACTCGATGGGCAGATAATCAGCAGCGGGCAATTTTTCCTCTCAGCGGGGGTGGGATTCCAGCCCGAGGGAGCGGAGACGCCGCTGATCACGCATACGAATATCGGGCATCCACCGGCGCACGATGGATGCGATTGCATGGTAGCGGCAGGATAGGGAGATCATAAAATGCCATATCCAAACGAGCATAGTTGTCGATTGAGGGATCCAGATCAATTCAAGGCGGATTCGTTTCGCCGCGTGGCGCGAAAACACGAGGGCAAAGCGTACTCGGTGATCATGGGGCGATTGAAAGACGAAGACGCGATGACCGAGCAGGCGTATCGCTACGATCGCGATATCTGGACCGCCTCGGAGGCGCGCGGACACTGCGAGGATCACGATGGCTCGTTCGAGCCGGCGTCTGAGGTTGATGTATTGAGTATACAGCTCGAAAATCGCGAGGTGCGCACATTGCACGATTGGCGCAGTGTGCACATGCCAGAGCTGCGGGTGATCGAGGACGCAGACGCGGGCCAGTCGGTGATTGAGGGCTACGCGGCGGTATTCGGGCAGTGGAGCGAAAACCTGGGCGGATTCGTGGAGCTGATCCGGCCGGGGGCATTCACCAAAACGATCCAGGAGGCGGACGTGCGGGCGCTGTGGAATCACAATGCCGAGCAGGTCCTCGGGCGGACGAAAAACCGGACCCTGGAGCTATCGGAAGACGCCCTCGGATTGCGCTATCGCCTGCGGCCGCCAGACACACAGGCCGGGCGGGACGCGGTGGCATCGATCCGGCGCGGCGACGTGGACCAGAGCTCGTTCGGATTCGAGACCATCCGCGACGAGTGGAGCGATGAGGAGGTCGTAGGAGGCTGGCTATACAGACGAGAGTTGATCGAAGTGAAATTGTATGATGTCTCACCGGTGACGTTTCCCGCATATCCACAGACGAGCGTGGCGGTGCGAGCGAAGATACGTTCCCACGCGGAGTGCCTGCCTGCGCAGGCAGGTGGGAACGAGGGGAATGAGGGGAACGAGGGGAGAACCTCTGCGCCGGGGCAGGCGCCCCACCCAGAGAACGAGGCCGACCAGGCAGCCGCGCGGGCGCGGCTGGAGCTGGCGCGGCGAAGAATCGAGATCGCTGAGAAAGAATTATAGCGCACACGTGGGTGCGTCCCTACGGAGGTATGGAGATGAGATTGATTGAGCTTTTGCAGAAGCGGGCGAAGTTGATTGCGGATGCCCGTGCGATTGTAGATGGGGCCGAGGGCGAGAACCGGGGCTTGACGGCCGAGGAACAGACGCAGTACAATACGCTGATGACCGAGGTCGGGGAGATGACCTCGCGCATCCAGCGGATGGAACAGCAGCAGGCGCTGGAGCGCGACCTGGAGCAGCCGCTGCAGGCAGGCACTCCGCCCGAACCAGAAGGTGGCCACTCTGCTGAGCAGGCATTCCAGTTCCAGTCGCGGGCGATGCAGCACATGAACGCGGACCGGAGCTGGACGAGCGAGCCAGCCTGGCAACGGGCATTGCGCGCGGCACAGGCGGCCTACGTGGCCGGGTTCCGGGCGTGGATGCGCAACGGCGGAGCAGAGGAGGCGCGGGCGCTGCAGGTGGATCCCAGCACTTCGGGCGGCTATCTGCTGGCGCCGCTGCAGTTTGTGGATCGCCTGATCCAGGCAGTGGACAACGCCGCGTACATCCGGCAATGGGCGACCATCTATCCGGTGGCGAACGCGGATGCGCTCGGCATGCCGAGCCTGGACAACGATCCGGCAGATCCGACGTGGACCAGCGAGCTGCTGATCGGCAGCGAGGACGGCACCATGTCGTTCGGGCGGCGCGAGCTGCATCCCCATCCGCTGGCCAAATACATCAAGGTCAGCCGCAAGTTGCTGCGGGCGGTGCCCGACGTCGAGGCGCTGGTCATCGCGCGGTTGGCGTACAAATTCGGCATCGCCGCGGAAAATGCGTACCTGAATGGGGATGGCTCGGGCGAGCCGCTGGGCGTGTTCACGGCCAGCAACGATGGGATCGGGACCGGGCGGGACGTGAGCACGGGTAATACCACGACCGAGCTGCGTTTCGACGGGCTGATCGAGGCCAAATACACGCTCAAGCCGCAGTACTGGGGACGGGCCAGGTGGCTGTTCCATCGCGACGCCGTCAAACAGATCGCCAAGCTCAAGGACGGCGAGGGCCAATACCTGTGGCGGGAAAGTGTACGCGCTGGCGAGCCGGATCGAATCCTGAACCTGCCGGTGTTCATGAGCGAGTATGCGCCGAACACCTTCACCACCGGGCTGTATGTGGGCATCGTGGGCGATTTCCAGTGGTATTGGATCGCGGACGCGCTGTCCATGGAAATGCAGCGGCTGGTAGAGCTGTATGCCGCGACCAACCAGGTCGGGTTCGTGGGCCGGTTGGAGAGCGACGGCATGCCGGTGCTGGCCGAGGCATTTGTGCGGGTCAAACTGGCGTAATCGAATCGCACTCTGTACCCTAAAGGGCACTCTGTACCCTAAAGGGCATCTGTGCAGATAGGGAGGATGATCGATGAATTTCAACAAGGACGTCAAAATCGTCGCCGGGCAGACGAGCCCGGAGGATGCGCTGGCGGCGGGGAACTATCCAGCGTCAGGGGCGTACGTGGACGTGAGCGGATACGACGAGGTGAATGTCGTCGTGCACCTGGGCGCGATCCACGCCAGCGACGTACCGGTTTTCGAGGTCAAGGAGACGGATGCGATTGATGGGACGGCAGACAGCATCGATACCACGAACTGCAAGAAAACTTGCCTGGCGACGGACGATGACCAGGCGATCGTTTTCTACATCAAGGTCGATGCGCTGTCGGATGACCACCATTTCCTGACCGTGACGGCATCGGGCGTGACCAACGGGTCGTATGGCGACATCGTGTACTATCTGTGCGGCGGGGTCAAGCGGCCGGTGACACAGGTAACGGCGCTGCTGCCGAGTGACAACCAATTCATCAAGACATAAAGCCAGGGGCAGGCGTGAGCCTGCCCCTATCCCCCAACAAAACGGGGGATCTACGACGGAGGGAACGATGTACAATACGCAGATATACCGGGAGCAGGGCGGGGCCAAACAGGTAGTGGACGCGTCGGGCGAGCTCTCTATTACATCGGGCGGCAAAATCACGGCAGCGGGCACGCAGGCGAGCCACATCGCCGACGTGGCGACTACCGGAACGTGGGCTACCGACGACGACGCGATCATCGCGGCGATCAATGCGATCCTGGCGGCATTGGAGGGTGTTGGGATCCTGGCCAGCTCGTAGGCCGAGAGACAGGAGGAATCCAATGCGCGTGCGAATGAAGACGCGGCTGGCCGGGCCGGGGCTCAATCTGAAGCCCGGCCAAGAGACCGGTCTGCCGACCCTCCTGGCGCAGATGCTGATCGACGGGGGATTTGCGGAGGCGCTGTCCCAGGTCGAGGCCACGCCAGGCGTAGAAACGGCGGAAAAGCGGCCGGCGGAGCGGGCAGTGAGCCGGCGCGGGAGGAAAAAGACCAATGAACGATAAACGGCGCGTAGGCGCCTCGTGGGATAGGATACTGGTGGCAGTGGCAATCCTGGCCCTGGTCGCCATCTCTAGCGTGGCGATCCTGCGGACGATGCAGCTCGCACGCGACGCACAGTCTGGGCCCGGCTTCTCGGGCCAGGCCTCGGCGGACTATGGATGGCTGAAAGAGGAAACGATCACGCTGGCCGGGACGGGAACGGCGGGGGCCGTCACCGCCTCGGGGAGCACGGGGAACCCGATCCGGGGTCACCTGTTCGCGGTGCACATGGACTATGCGGCGACGATCTCGGATACGACGGACCTGACGCTGACGTTGAGCAGCCCGGCGCTGACCCTACTGGCGCTGACTGACTACTACACGGATACCTGGTATTATCCAGCGGCGCAACAGACCGGGAGCGACGGCGCGGCGATCAGCGGGACCTACGACCGCCTGCCGATGAATGGGTACCTGGATGTAGCAGTGGCGGAGACGATCAGCGGCACGATCGCGACGGTGACGGTGTGGTGGGGCGAATAACCGACGATGCCAGGCTGGTGCCTGGCGACCCGACGATGCCAGGCTGCCCCCTGACGATACCCTGTCGGGTATCTCCGAGGATCTACGAGGGCCTGGCGACCCGATGGGGGTCCGGGTGTTTTCGGGAAACAATGAGGCAATGAGATGGGACTGACGCTGATCACGGGGCCGACCGTAGAACCGTTGACGCTGGCCGAGGCGCGAGATCAATTGCGCATCGATGGCGAGGACGAGGACACGCTGCTGGCCGGATTGATCCAGGCGGCGCGCGAATGGGCCGAGGCATTCACACGGCGGGCGCTGATCACGCAGACGTGGGAGCTGGTGCTCAATACGTGGCCCACGGGCGATCGGTTCAGCCTGCCACTGCCGCCGCTGCAGAGCGTGACGTCGATCAAATACACGGATATCGACGGCGACGAAGCCACGTTCTCCAGCGCCAGCTACATTGCGGACACGGATCATACCCCGGGGCGGATCGTGCTCAAAAATGGATACTCGTGGCCGGCGGTGACGTTGCGCGAAGTGTCCGGAATCCGGGTGCGATTCGTGGCCGGGTATGGGGCCGCGGCGGCCGATACGCCGCAGGTCATCCGGCAGGCGATGTTGCTAGTCGTGGGGCACCTGTACGAGAACCGTGAGGACACGGTAGCCACGGGCAATCTGAGGACGATCCCCTTGGGCGCCGAGATGTTGGCGTGGAATCGGCGGGTGATGGCATTCTGACCCTGTGGAGGGCCGATGGGTCCTGAGATATGGGTGTTTCTCGGCGTGACGATCGGGGCCGGCCTGGGCGCGCTGCCCGGGCTGCTGGCGCTGCGGCTTCAGAGGCGAAAAGTTGCACAGGAGGAAGCGCTACAAAAAATCACCGCGGCGGATGCGCTGACCGGCGCGGCGCTGTCGCTGGTCGAGCCGCTGGGCAGGAGGATCGGGGAGCTGGAATTGATCATGCAGACGCAGAACAAGCGGATCGCGGAACTGCAGGCCAGATTGGACGCGCAGGCCAGGCAGATCGCGGAGCTGCAGACAGCGAATCGTACTCTATGCGAGGGCGTGAGTCGGCTGTCGCACCAGGTGCGGGCGCTGGGATACGAACCGGTCTGGGAGCCGGCGGAGGACGGGGAATCAGAATGAGGGCCGGACGGCTGCGGCGGCGGGTGAAGATCGAGGAAAAATCGGTCGTCCAGGATAGTTATGGTGCGGAGACGATCACCTGGTCGGAGGTCGGTACGTTCTGGACGGCGGTGGAGCCGTTGCGCGGGGATGAGTTCCTGGAGCAGCGGCGGCGGGGGGCCGAGGTGACGACGCGAATCGTGATGCGCTATCTGGATGAGATCGCGCCCGAGATGCGGGCGACGTGGGATGGGCACACGTATGATATTGTGGCGGTGATCGACGTGGACGGGCGACACAGGGAGCTGCAGCTGATGGTGAGGGAGACGATCTAGAATGCCGGGCTGGTGCACGGCGATCCCAGGGAGCGGCGATCCCAGAGGGATCCAGGGAGAGGCCGGGCTGGCGCCCGGCGACCCCAGAGGGATCCCAGGGGATCCAGGGAGATGGCGATGGGTGGGCAGGTGCGGATGCAGGTGGAGGGCGGGGAGGCGCTGATCAGGGCGCTGCGGCGGATGGGCGTGGACGTGGGGCAAGTGCTGGCGGCGGCGGTACAGGCCGGGGGCGAGGTGATCGCCGATGCGGCCAATGCGCACGCTCCGGCGCCAGAGATCGAGGCCGAGACGACCAAGACGACCAAAACGCGCGCCGAGGCCGAGGTGGGGCCGCCGCAGGACAGATGGTACTGGAAATTCGTCGAGAGCGGGGCGACAGCGCACGAGATCACGGGCAACCCGCTGATATTCCAGGGAGATCAGGCGATGATCCGTACGGGGAGGGTGGCACATACGGGGATGGCAGCACGGCCATTCCTGCGGCCGGCATTTGATGGAGCCCAGGGTCGGGCGGTGGAAGCGGTCAGAGAGCGGCTGGATCAGGCTATCGAGCCATGAGATTCTCTCCAGTGGCCTAAAGGCTCCCAGGAAGCCCGCTGAGCGGAGAAGGGCGGGAAATCGCCTGCCTGTCCGCGCGACGTTCCCACGGAGACCGTGGGAGCGAGAGAACGCAATATTCCCACTCTCCGTGGGAACAAGAAAGGACGCGGACGTGGCGACGCTCGAAGAGGGGCTGGTAGCAAAATTGCTGGCGATGGCGGGGGTGACCTCCCTGGTGGGGACGCGGATCTATCCCCTGGTGGAGCCACAGGATGCCAGCCTGCCGGCGATCGTCTATCAGCGAATCTCTGGACCGCGCGATCACGTGATGGAGGGCGCGAGCGGGCTGGCGATGGCCAGGATGCAGCTCACGATGCTGGCCAGCACGTACAGCGGGGCGAAGGCGCTGGCCGAGGCGGTGCGGGCGGCGCTGGACGGCGTGGGACACGCGACGTGGGGCACGGTGCCCGTGGAGCGCTCTTTCCTAGAAAATGATAGCGATGCGTGGGCAGATCGATTCGAGGCTCCGGTGGTGCGCCACGATTACAGCATCTGGTACCGGGAATGATCGGAGAGGGACGATGAAACGAGACAAAACGTCGAGATGGACGGAAGGGACGTGGAAGGGAAATCCACGGTGGCAATGCGCCCTCTGCCCGTGGGATACACTGGATGGCGAGGCGGCGATGCAGGCGCATTTCGAGGCGGCGCACGTTCAGGTCGTGGCGACCGGGGTGATTGGACCGGATGGGAAAGAGATTGTGAGACGGGAAGTGAGGGGGAGGCGATAGATGCCAGACTGGTGTCCGGCGGTCCCAGGCCAGACACCCCCGCAGGCGGGCGACCCAGATAGAATAGGGAGGCAACAATGGCGAGACAGAGCCATACAGCGCTGACGGCGCTGGGCACGAAGACGAATGTATACACGGCCGGGGCGGCAGTCCTGACGATGACGGCGGCGGACGTGACGAATTTCGAGCAGGTCACCCACGCCGGCAAGGTTGTGGTGATCGCGCATAACACGGGCGCGAGCGCGTACACGGTGACGGTTGAGAGTGTCGTCGACGCTCTCGGGCGCACAGGCGACATCACGACCTATAGCATGGCAGCCGGCGCATATGCGGCATTCGGGCCGTTCGATCTGGAAGGTTGGAAACAGACGGATGGAAAATTGTATTTCAAGGCCAGCAATGTGGCGGTCAAGTTCGGCGTGATCGCCGGCCTGGAGTAGGAGGATTCGAGATGACTAGTTATGCCTCGACCAGGCGCGCATGCACCTGCGGGATGGGCTGGGCTAGATTAGAGGAGGATTCGAGATGACCAGTTATGCGGCATTTGGGACGCTGATCAAGATCGGCGACGGCGGGTCGCCGACCGAGACATTTACCACGATCGCGCAGATCAACGCGATCAGCGGGTTGGGGGTGAGCCTGGACACGGAGGAGGTGACCCATCACTCCTCGACCGGCAGATACAAGGAGTTCGTGGGGACGCTGCTGGAAATGAAAGAGATTACGCTGGAGCTCAATTTCGATCCAGCGCACGCGACGCACAGCTATACGGCAGGGCTGATCAACGACCTGGTCGATCGCACGCTGCGCAATTTCCAGCTCGTGTTTCCAGACTCGGGAAACACGACGTGGGCGTTCGCGGCATTCGTGACTGATGTCGATATCGGCGCGCCGCACGAGGGCAAGCTGGCCGGCAGCATCACCCTGCGACCGAGCGGACAGCCAACGCTGGCATAGGGAGGATAAATGACGAGCTATCTGACGAGGGACGCAATCCTGGAGATCGCGGACATTCAATACGAGGACGTAGAGGTCCCGGAATGGGGCGGGACGGTCCGTGTGCGCGGCCTGAGTGGGCAGGAGCGCGACGCATTCGAGGAGAGCATCCTCGATCAGCGCGGGAAAAAGACGACCGTGCGGATGGCCAATCTGCGGGCGAGATTGGCATCGCTGAGCGTAGTCGATGACAAGGGACAGCGACTATTCGGAGACGCCGACATCCGGGCTCTGGGGCGCAAGAGCGCCGCGGCGCTGCAGCGGGTATTCAATGCCGCGCAGCGCCTGAGCGGGATCAGCGACCAGGACGTGGAGGAGCTGGCAAAAAACTCCGACGACGGCCAGAACGGCGATTCTATTTCCGACTAGCCCTGGCCCTGGGGATGACGGTAACAGAGCTGCTGCGACGGATCAGCTCCCGGGAGTTGAGCGAGTGGCTGGCCTATTATGAGTTGGAGCCATTCGGGGAAGAGCGCGCGGATCTGCGCAGCGCGATCGTGGCCTCCACGGTGGCGAATACGGCGCGAGATCCCAAAAAGCGCGCGCGCCCGTTCGGGGTCCAGGAGTTCATGCCACAGTTTCAGGATCGCAGTGAGGGACAGACCTGGGAGGAGCAGCTCCAGCTGGTGGAGATGCTCAATACGGCGTTTGGGGGAAGGGATCTACGGGATGGGGAAAGCTAGTTTCCAGGTCGGGCAGACGGCATACATCGACGGGCGGGACCTGGACGCCCAGCCGCCGCTGACGGTAGGGACGATCAACCTGTGGCAAGGCGTGCCGCGAAAGAAAACGGTGGGGCAGCTCGATCATGGGACGCGGGTGACGGTGATGGCGGCGCAATTCGATCAGGGACGATGGTACTACTGCGTGCGACATTGGGGTAGGCGGGGATGGGTGAGCGAGCCGTTCCTGGGCCAGAGGCGGGAGGCGCCGATCGGGGACGTGGTGGCGAAGCGGTAGAGCAATCCGGCGGATTGCTGCACAGATTGCTGCACGTACGAGAATGAGGGTAGATGAGCACGCTGGCGACGCTGGTAGTCAAACTGACGGCAGACACGGGCAAATTCGTCGACGATATGGGTAGCGCCGAGAAGGGCGTCGGCGGATTCCTGAAGGGGGTCGGCTCGAACGTGCGGACCGTGGGCGCGGTGGCGCTGGGCGGGCTGGGGGTGGTGGCCGGGGCGGCGGCGGCGGCGGGGGCGGCGATTGGGAAGCTGGCGATCGACGCCGCGCCGCTGGAATCGGTACGCAAGGCGTTCGACGGCCTGACCAAGAGCGCAGGCAGCTCGGGGCCAGAGATGATGGCGGCGCTGGAAAAAGGCTCGAGTGGGATGATCGCGCAGCGCGATCTGATGCTGAGCTATAATAAGGCGAGCCAGCTCGTCGGCGCCTCGTTCGCCGGGCAACTGCCCGACGCGATGAAATACCTGTCGAAGGTCAGCGCCTCGACTGGCCAGGATATGGGATTCATGCTGGACAGCCTGGTGACCGGCGTGGGCCGGCTGTCGCCGATGATCCTGGATAATCTGGGGATTCAGGTCAACATCACCGAGGCGAGCGAAAAATGGGCGGTGGCCAACGGCGTCCTGGTCGACGACATGACCAAAGCCCAGCAACAGGAAGCCATGATGGCCATGGTGATGGAAAAATTGGCCGCGAATACGGCGGCGATGCCCGAGGTCACCGGGAGCGCGGCGGCCGGAATGGCCCAGCTCCAGGCCACATTCCAGAATACCAAGGATGAGGTCGGCCTGGCCTTCTTGCCGACGCTGAGCACGCTGATGGGCGTGGTGGCAGAGGTGGGAGCGGCGGCGTTGCCGATCCTGACCGGGGCGCTGGAAATCCTGGCTCCTATCGTCGAGACCGTCGCCAACGCTTTTGCCGGCCTGGTGAGTGGGATCCTATCCGGGCAGGATCCCATCGACGCGCTGAGCCAGGCGCTGCAGGCTATCCTGCCGCCCGAGGTGGCGCAGCCGATCATCGGTGCGATCACGGGCATCCGCGACGGGATACAGAAAATCATCGACGCGGCAGCGCCCTACATCGAGATGGCAATGCAATGGATCGGGCAGAATGTGGAGCTGCAGGATGTATTGATCGCGCTGGGAATCGCGATCGCGGCGGTGGTCGTACCGGCGCTGATCTCGGTCGTCTCGGCGGCGCTGCCGATCATCGCCACGGCGCTGCTGCTGATCGCGGCGGTGGCGCTGATCCGGTCGGCGTGGGAGGGCGATTTCCTGGGGATCCGGACATTCGTGATGGAGACCCTGGAGGCAATCAAGGCCTTCTGGGCAGAGCATGGCGAGGCGATCATCGCCAAGGCGCAGGAGATCTGGGAGGGGATCGTCGCCGTGTTCGAGTGGTTCAAGGGCGTATTTATGGATGTGTATGACGCGTTCCGCCTGGCATTCGAGGGGGACTGGCGCGGTTTCGGGGAGAAGCTGCGCGAGGCATGGGACAAAATCTGGAAAATGATCTCGTCGATCGGCGAGACGACGTGGGCGGCGATCAAAAAATTCTTTACCGAGACGGACTGGGGCGCGGTAGCCAGGGCGATCATCGACGGCATCGTCAGAGGGATCGCGAATGGAGCAAAGGCGATCGCAAATGCAGCCAGGAGCGCAGCGCGGGCGGCGCTGGAAGCGGCAAAAGGTTTTTTGGGGATCGGCTCGCCTTCCCGGGCTTTTCTCGAGGTGGGCGTGAATATGATGGAGGGCATGACGCGCGGGGTAGCGCGCATGCAACCCAGGGTCAGGACCCAGACCGAGGCCGCCATCCACATCCCGCACATCGCCGGGAACGCGTCGCCCGGCGCAGGCGGCGTCCAGATCAACAACTATTTCGGCGCAGGCAGCATCCGCAGCGAGGATGACATCTATCGGCTGGCCGAGGAGATCGCACGCAGCCTGGATCTGCGGGGATTGCAGAGGAATATCGCCTGATGGCAGAGGTACTGACCATCGCCGGCGTAGATCGCACGGCATATCTGAAAGCGGGCTCGTTGAAAATCGAGCAGGCGGGCGGCGAGTTTTCGGCCATTTGCTCATTCACGCTATTCGATCAGGCATCCAGCCTGAATATCGTCACCCGAAATAGCGTGACCGTGACCGACGACGGCGCGACGCTATTTGCCGGAGAGGTGGTGGATCTCGACTGGGCTCTGCTTGCACCCGGATATGGTGGGCGATGGATCCAGGTCGCCTGCAAGGACTATCAGATCTGGATCGAGGAGGCCATAATTGATGGCGAGGAGGCATATAGCGCGCAGGCAGACAGCGCGATCATCGCCGATCTTTTCGCCTCCTATCGGACCGATATCAATGCCACGACCTACGTCAGCACGCTCGATGCCAGTATGACGATCTCGTTCGAGGATATCACGCTGCGCCAGGCGCTGGCCGAGATCTGTACGCGCATGGGCGGCAGATGGTACGTCGACGAGAGCAAAAATCTCCACTATTTCAGCGCGGAGAGCAATACCGCCTCCTGGTATCTGAGCGACAGCCCTGATGAATCCTCCTCATTTGGCTACCAGGCAATCGCGCGCCGCCTGAGCGCCAACACGATCGTCAATCGGATCCTGGTCGTCGGCAAAAGTGTGCGCATCTGGCGCGAAGACGCGGCCAGCATCGCCGCCTATGGCGTGCGGCCGGCCATCGTGGTCGACAATCGCATCACGACCACGGGGGGCGCCCAGGATCGTGGCGATGCGATCCTGGCCCAGACAGCCGGGCCGGCTATTCTCTATACCGTCACCACGCGCAAAACCGGCCTGCGCGCCGGGATGGACGTGCGACTGGTATGCAGCGCCTGGAGCCTGGATGATACATTCACCGTGCGGCGGCTGACCATCTACTGGCGCGGCAGCGAGCGATTCTATAATCTCGAGCTCGGCGAGGGCATCGCCACAGCGATCACGACCGGGCGGCTGTGGATGGATCGCCTGGGGCAACTCGAGGACACCGCCAACTCGTTGGATGGGACGGTGTTTGATGTGGACGCGCCGGCGGCGCCGACGTTCACGGCAGGGAATCTGACAACGGGAGTGATCGAGGACGCGGACGGGCACCAGATCGTGTGGATCCGGGCGACGTGGGGGCTGGTGAGTGATGCAGACCTCGACCACTACGAGGTGCAACTGGCGGACAATACGGCATTCAACTGGCCGATGGTGGGGCTGATCCAGGCAGGGGGGACGCGGGAATATCAATGGAATGGGCTGCGGGGGAGCGTGGCCTATTACGCCCGGGTGCGGGCGATGGACTGGGTGGGGAATTACTCGGCCTGGTCGCCGGCATCGCCGGGATATTTGAGCGTGACGGCGAGCGCGGATACGGCGGCTCCGGCGCAGGTGACCGGGGCGGCGGCAGCCGGGGCGAGAACGCTGATCGGGGTGACGTGGACGGCGAACAGCGAGGCAGATCTGGCATATTACGAGGTACAGTCGTCGCCAAATGGGAGCACAGACTGGACGACGCGGGATTATCCACGCCGTACGATGTTTCTGGATCAGAATTTCACAGAGGCGCAGATCCAGGCCGGGACGGCGCGGTATTATCGCATCCGGGCGATAGATACGAGCGGGAACACAGGCACGTATTCGGCGACGGTGAACGCGGCAACCAGTCCGATCGGGAGCGACACGATCGCGGCGGGGGCGATCATCACGGCCAAATTGGCGGCGGGGGCGGTAACGGCGAACGAGATCGCGGCGGACACGATCACAGCGGGGCAGATCGCGGCGAGTACGATCACGGCGACGGAGCTGAATATCTCGACGCTGAGCGCGATCACGGCGAATATGGGGACGCTCACGGCGGGGGAGATCCGGGTGGGGACGGGGACGCCGGGGGTGGATTTCACCGGGTTCCGGATCTTCTCCTCGTACATCGG